CGTTGGGCATAGTTTGCTCCCGGCGAGCATCCTAACGAACCTACAAGCCGCTTGTCAAGTACAATTATAGAGGATCGTCGGAAGATTTAGCTTGACATAAGCGGCTTGCGGTGTTACAACCGGGTCACACTTGAAGGAGGGCTTATGTCTGACAAGGTAGATCGCATAGTTTACGCAGCCCGCAATCTCGTCGAGCATCTCGACCCAGAGCAGCGAGCCCAGGCTGGTCTGGAGCTTCAAATTCTCGTCCGAGCCGTCGAGGATGCCCATCTCGCTGAGGACGAGCCAGTGTTTTGCTTGCGTGGACGAGACAAGGTGGCGGTACCGACGATCCGCACTTGGGCGCGGTACGCCGAGAACTTAGGGGCGAAGGTCGTACTCTGCGACAACGCGAGAAACATCGCCGAAATGTTCCGCGAGTGGCAAGAGAGGAACCGGCTCATCGCAAAAGTCCCAGATTAGTTTGGAGGGGTCATGGCCTACGAGCATACTTCCGTCGCTGTGTCGAAGTCTCAGGACTACATCCGAAAGCTCATCCTCGGAAACGGGGGGACGGCCGTCGCTTTTATCTCTCAACCTCCCAAAGAGGGATTTGAAGCGCAGGTGGTCATCGAAGGTAAGACATACCGTATTCGCATCGTGGCCGAGTGTGTTCCCAAAGAGAGGAAGCGGCGGAGGTCTTACCGCTATGGCAATAAGACTTCCCGTGACCCTATGGAAGAAGAGGCTCGGCGCGTGTGGCGCGTTTTGTTCTACCATCTCAAGAGCGTTTACGAGGCCGCAAATAGCGGTGTCATGGAGTTCCGTGAGTTGATGCTGCCTTACATCGTTACCCATGATGGCCACACGGTGGCGGAGCATATTCTGCCGAAACTGGCGGGAGCGATTGCAGGAAACCCTTCACGGTTACTCCCCGAAAGCACGGAGAAGTAATGGTAACCCTCGACATCTCAAACAACCGCGTCTGCGTCCATATTCCGCTGGACCACTACTTCAACGACAACCTCGCCACGGCGAAGGCCATCGGCGGTGGGCGGTTCAAGGACGATCCGGTCATCGGCAAGCACCACCACTACCCGTTGACCCGCCTCAAGGCGGTCCTGCGAGCCTTCCCGGATGGCTGGCACGGCAAGGGGCTCTCCGCATACGTCGAGGCTGCGAAGAACGCTGTCAAACTCAAGGCTCTCCCCGATGCGTCGGCGCCACTGGGCATCATGGTGCCTTTCAACCGCATCCAGAGGGTGACGACGAACTTCCTCTTGACGCTGAACAGGGCGCTTCTCTTGAATCCAGTGGGGAGTGGGAAGAGCCGCTGTGGCATCGCTTGGGCGACGAAGTACGCCAGTGCAGGCCTGCACCAAGAGCGTCGAGGGGTGCTCGTCGTCACGAAGTCCGTCGGCAAGTACACCTATCAGGGCGAGATTCTTGCGGCCGTGCCGGGTGCGAGGGTCGCTATCATCGAGGGCCGCGACGGGCCATTCCCGCCTCCGGGGAGCGTGGACTTTCTGATTTTGAACTGGGATATTTTCCCGCATCGCGCAGAGCAAATCAAAGCCTTCGGGTTCGCCGCGGCTATCTTCTCCGAAAGCCACAAAATGAAAGGCCGCACGACGTTACGCACGAAGGCGGGTTTGAATGTCGCGGCGGAGATCCCAAACATCCTGCTGGAGACAGCGTCGTTCACACCGAACCGGAACGCGGAGGCCTTCCCGCAACTGTGCATATTGGGTTACCTCACCGAAGAGGACTTTTTCTGGTGGCACTTCCACTTCTGCGGCTCGACGGAGCGGCGTCCCGATGGGACCGTGATAAACCATGTCGCGAAGAAAATAAAGATCAACCGGCGAGGTACGATGAAATGGGATTTTGGAGGAAGTTCAAATTCCGAGGAATTGTACGCCTCCATTGCGCCGTTCACATTCTCCGTCTCGAAGAAGGAAATCCTTCCCGACTTGCCCGACGAGTACTTTACCCCCACGCCGGTTGACATCACGAACGCTGGCGAGTACCGTGAAGCCTGCATCGACTTCCTCGGATGGGTGGAGCGCGAGCGCGGGACCGAAGCCATGGCTAAGGCGCAGCGGGCGCAGGCGATTGTGAAACTCGGCGTCCTGCTTCGCCTCGCGGCGAAAGGGGTCACATCGAGCGTGATCGATCTTCTGGGTTCCTATGTTGATGCCAAGGAAAAGGTGGTAGTATTCTCGTCGTACAAGGAGCCCCTCCTGGAGGTCCTCAACGCATTTCACGATTGCTCAGTCAAAATCACTGGCGACGAATCGGCGAAGGAGAAAGAAGAGTCGATTCAGAAGTTCCAGAATGACCCCTCGACGTACCTGTGCCTCTGCACGACGGAGGCCGGCGGGGAGTCGTCGAACCTCGTCGCAGCGCATACCGTCGTGTTCATGTCGCTGCCGTGGAGCCCGAAATCCTTCGAGCAGGCTTATGGCCGGTGCCACCGGCAGGGCCAGCGGTATCCCGTCGAGGTGGTCGTCGTGATTGCGCGGCGAACCGTCCAAGTCGAAGTCATCGAGACGTTGTACGAGAAGGCGCTTGATATCTCGAAAGTTACCACGGGGAGCGACCGCTCGCCGAACTCGGAGGCGCTAAAGAAGATTCTGGGCGCAGTGCAAGGGACAGAGGTCCAGACAGGGCTGTTTAAGGAGGGATGAAATGACTGACGCAGAAAATAAGATGCTAATAGGCATAACAGGGGAGGGATTGGCTCTAGCTAAACTCCTGTCATTTGAAGACCCAATTACGGCTGAAGCTATTATGAAGATGCCCAACGAAACGATTAGATGTTTAGTTACTATCGTCCGGCAAGCCTGCCGGATGTGGGTTCAAGGAAAGATGCAATCTTCTAACCCCACGCGCCGAACTCGGAGGCGCTGAAGAAGATTTTGGGTGCGGTGCAGGGGACGGAAATCCAGACAGGGTTGTTCACAAAGGAGAAAACGCTATGAACCGTAAAACCAGTTGGTTGATTGCGGCTGTTCTGATTCTGGCATCGTGCAAGAGTGCCCCGAAGTCAGACAACCACAAGTTTGTGTATTGGGACGCGGTATTCAAGCCTGCGGAGAACGCGGCTCCCTCAGCGAAGCCCACGCTCGCGCAACTTCTTGTACAACTCGACGCGAAGGTTTGCAGAATGCACCTCCAATACGATATAGACAATCAGTACGACACGGAAAGCAAATTGTCCTACTTTGTCGTGTTTGCTTGGCCTGAGCACATGACTTGGGATCAGGCTGAAGCTAACGTCGAGGATGGAGGAGTCGAATTTTACCAAACCGATGGATACCCAGAAAGGTTCCGAACCAAGGAAGAAGCTGTGAATGGAGCTTTGCAATTGCTCGACGGCGAACCGAATGCGCATCCGCGGCATCGTGATGCCCCTTCCCCACCAGAACCTCCACTGGAACGGTCCATCCATGGCCCAAAGCACTGCGGCCTCATGGGGCCTACCGTCAGCACCGCAGACAAGCCTCCCTGTGGAGCGATGGGGGCGGCGTCCACGGCTCCATGCACGGCAGACTCCGCCCATCAAGTCTTCGGAGCCGGGGCATCGACAATCGTGAGTACCGCGCGGAGGGTCGGAAGATCAGTCGCACAAGCCTGGGCGACCACCGCAGCCACCATTCCCTGTGCGGCGTTCGTTGGGGCGGCAGCGGTGACATGCGCTGAAACGCAAACCCATGGTACTTTTCCCGTTCCACATGCCACAGGAAAGAACCCTGAGCCTATCTGGATAGCGCATCCTTACTGGGATCAGTATCCGATGCCAGGATTCTGGCAGTGTCCAGTGGGCTACGTTCAGGTGGTGGTGAGTTCAGACGGTTCAGACGTTAGCGTAATGAGCGCCTCTAAGCAAGGGGAAATGAGCGGAGGGTCGGAAGATCAGTCGCACAAGCCTGAATGCAGACTTCCCAAACCGGGGGAGTTTTGACGTGCTGGAGGCCCGATGACTGCCGTCGCTTACCCCTACCGCTACGTCTGGAAGGCGAACGCCATGCGGACGCTCGACCGCAAAGGGCAACTTTGCCGAATCCTCTCGCGTGGACGGATGGGCAGCGTCATGGTTGAATTCGAGGATGGCTTCCGGGCCATCGTCAGCGGCAACGCGCTGCGGAGGGTGAAAACCAATGGGTGACACGAATATCGAATGGACGGACAAAGTCTGGAATTGTGTAACCGGTTGCACTAAGGTCAGCGCCGGTTGCAAGAACTGCTATGCGGAGAGGATGTTCCATCGGCCTTATCCGGGGCGAGCGTTTACGGATGTGCAGTGTCATCCCGAACGACTTGACCAGCCACGTCACTGGCGTAAACCGTGCCGTATCTTCGTAAATAGTATAAGCGACCTGTTCCATGAAGTGATTCCTGATCGTTTTATTACGGAAATCTTCCAAGCCATGCGGGGCTCTCCTCAGCATACCTTCCAAATTCTCACCAAGCGACCAGCACAGATGCACGAACTTCTTGCTCGTGTGAAGCGTTGGGAAGGCTGGTACACGCTCGATGGAGAAGAACCAAAGGGATACAGGGGGAATGCGGCAATTATGGGCGATGATGAAAACTGGCCTCTTCCGAACGTCTGGCTTGGCGTGTCCGTCGAGGACCAGAAAACCGCCGATGAGCGCATTCCACTCCTACTCAAGACGCCTGCGAAGGTTCGCTTCGTCAGTTACGAACCAACTCTCGGCCCCCTCGACTTTCAGAAGGTTCCCGTCATTCATGACCCCGATTGCGAATGCAACCCAGAATATATGTGCGCTTCCTTCCCCGGTCGCTGGTGTGCCGTATGCGGTCACGCAGCAAGCCAGCACTTGGCTGATGGGAGCAATTGTTGCTGCGCATCGTGCCCCGACCACGAATGGGAAGAAGGACAAAGGGGGATTGGCGTTGATTGGGTTATTGCTGGTTCTGAGTCAGGGCCAGAAGCACGACGCTACGATCTTGAATGGTTTCGGTCAATGCGCGATCAATGCAAAGTGGCTGGAACTTCATTCTTCATGAAGCAAATAACGCTGAAGGGGCGAAAGACCATGCCTGAATCCTATGCCCTCGTCGTTCGAATGATCCCGCCCAGCGTGAATGCTTACGTCCGTCATACTCGCGCTGGTAGGCACTACAAGACCGCCGAGACGGAGGCTTTCATGCAGGCGTTCGCCCTTGCGTGGAAGCAGGCAGGAGCGTGGAAGATCCGCGCTGAGCACTACGATGTGAGCATGCGGATTTGGCTTGGCAAGAGAGACCGTGGCGACATTGACAATTTTTGCAAAATCCCGATCGACGCACTTGTGCGCTGCGGGGCCATCGACACCGACTCGAAGGTCAACGAGTTGCACGTTTCCTTGGACCGCGATTGGGAGGCTCCGAGGACCATCGTCGAGGTCCGACCGAAGGGGGAATTGGATAGTCAGCTTCATGGTTCTAGTATAGGAGAGATTCAATCCTTAAATCAAGAAAAATCAGCGCTCCTTCCCACGCATAAATGCGGGGGTATCCGCGCCGGGAGGTTTCAATGAAGCACCCCGTCACGAACAAGCACTTCGATGAATTCAAGCGTGAAGTAAACCGCTGGATTTCTCTTTTTGGGCTTTCCGACTGGCGTATTTATTTTCAGCAAAGGAACCTCCCTGAGATGATGGCAATGTGCAAACACGATTCCGCTCATCGGGTTGCCACGATGGTGTTAGGGCGGTTTTGGCAGGACGTGAAGCCATCGCCGGAAGAGATAAGGAGAACGGCTCTACATGAAGTTGCGCACTTATTGTGTGCAGATTTCACTACGATTGCCTTGGCGAAATACAAGTCTCAAGAAGAAGCAATGACCGCCGAAGAGTCGTTGGTGGCGAGGCTAGCGAACTGCCTCATTCAAATCAAGGGTGGAGGGAGTAGCTATGGTCATCAACCCCGGTTCTGAAATTGGTTGCAAATGCGGCAAGCACAGGCGCGAAATGAAGGTGGGAAGCACTAGTATCTTCCTGTGGTTGATACGCAACGGTTTCCCTTCTGGATTCAGGGTCTTGTGCTCAAACTGCAACTTTTCTCATGGACACTACGGATATTGTCCCCATAAACGCTTGGAGTCATGACTTATGAAAATTCACTTCTTAGCCTCTTCTTCTCGCGCGAACTGCACCCTCATCGAGGCTCGCGGCGAACTCCTCGTCGTCGATGCGGGCCTGCCCGTCAAAGCCTTCCTCGGACACCTACGGACCCTCTTCCCCAACGTAAAGGACCACTGCCTCTCGGCGTTGAAGGGGATCGTCATCAGCCACCACCACGCTGACCACGCCGGTCGGTCTGGAGAACTCTCGGGGGCGCTCCACGTCCCCCTCTTCGCGTCGAGCGAAACCGTCGAAGCCGCCGCGCAGAAGGTCATCAGTAAGGCGGAGAACGTCCAGGTGTTCACCCCCGGCGAGCGGTTCGTCGTGGGGGCGTTCCGCATCCTGCCCGTCGAAACCTACCACGTCCCCGGCGCCGTGGGGTTCCGCATCGAGACCTTCGAGGGCTCGACGGCCATCTTCACCGACCTGCCCGAAATCACGGAGCCTATCGGCAAGGCACTGGAAGGCTGCGGGGTTGTCGCGATCGAGGCGGACTACATCGAGGCGATGCTCGCCACATCGGATTACGTTGATGACCTAAAGCAGCGGATTCGGATGACGCATATGGCGACGGAGACTTTGGCGCGGTTCCTTCGGAACGGGTTCGACGCGACGGGCTTGCACGACCTCGTACTTTTGCATCTCAGTACCCAATGTAATATCGCCTTCTTGTCTGAGGCAAAGATTCGTGCGGCGGTCCCGCCGAGCGTGAAGGTGTGCGCGGTGTCGGAGGGGAATTTGCCGTTGACCGTCAACTTATAGAGGAACTCTTCGATGAACAAGGGCAAACGCCACATAAAGCGGTTCTTTTCTGACTTCAAGGTGATGAACCTGCATATTCTTACCCTTGAAGAATACGTCGCCCTCCTGTCGGATATGGCAAACCTAGAGTTGACGCGTCCGAATTCAGGTTTTGAATTTTTCGACATTGAGGTTCCTTCTGATTACGAGGCAAACGATGAGACACAAGTTCCCACCGCTCGACGTGAAGCGCTCGGAAATCCTGATGCGGCGAATCAATAAGACGAGGACCCACCTCGCCGCTGGCCTCATGACGGGGAGGGACCGCAGGGAAATCCGACGAGCGGTCCACGGGGATTTGTACTTCTGGCGGATCACGCTTTTGAAGCATTGCCAGTGTAGGCCTGCACTAAGGAGAAAAGTATGACCCTCGACGAACTCCAAAAACTCTGCTACAAATCTGCGAAAGAATCCGGGTGGGATGACCCCGGCATCGTCGAGCAGGTCGCTCTACTCCATTCCGAAGTAAGCGAAGCGTTGGAATCTTTCAGGAACCATGACCCCATATCGTGGACCGCTGCCGGGAAGCCTCAAGGGGTAGCCTCAGAATATGCCGACTTGCTGATTCGGTTGCTACACTACTGCGAGGCACTCTGCATCGACCTGGAACTAGAGGTTCTACGCAAGCTGGAGTACAACCGCACGCGGGGATACCGGCATGGAGGAAAGGCGATATGACCCCTCGACGCAGAGGGGGAGTGTCGGCTTGAAGGTCAGGGCGATAAGGCTTGATTAGGTAGGATCGACTTGCGGATCGTCTGAAGAACTCCCCCTCCAAACTCAAAGAGACTTTGCAGCCTTCAATTTGTTGATCGTCGGCAGTAGGACTTCTTTAATCTTGTATTCAAAATACTCGCCAAGTCGCTGAGCATTTGCTACTTCTTCCGTGCTGACCATCTCGAACAAGTCCGCGACGATTAGGTCGTACGCTTGCATGTTGGTGAAGTCCTTCGTCGAAAGGAATTCAATCAGTTCTGAAGTCTTCATGTTGCTGTCCCTCCTATGTCAGCCTGCGGAACTGGAGCGACGGATGCCCTCGGCGTCGGCGCAGGCTTGGCTCCGCCGAATGTCTTGAAGAATTCGTCTAGCATCCCGGTCGGCTTCGGCGGCTCGATGGCTCCCGCCTTGTCCTTTATCGCGTGGTATCGATCGAGTACCTTCCGCATTTCGGCCTCGGGCATGGCACGCAGTTCACGACGATCCCTTGGGGTAACCGTAAGTTCATCGCGCAACTTCACCCGCTCTTCGTCACTGGCCTTGTCCCACACGTCGAGCTTATCCTGAAGCCCCAACCCAGCGAACAGGTTCAAGAACGGGTCCTCACCAGGCTTCGCCATGCGCAGGCGATGGGCCGAGTACCGCGACAGGCTTCCAGCCTTTTCGAGTTCGTCGATCTTTCCGGGCGGGATCGGCTTCCCGTCGTTGACATCGTGCAAGAGCTTCGACACTTCCTGGCGGTCTTTCAGGAGTTCGGGCGTCTCGTGGCGGCGCGGCTTCGCCGCAATGTCGTCGAGGTGGTACTGAAGCGCCAGCTTGCCGGCGGGGCTGTAGAACTTCCGCACTCGGATGCCGAAGCCACCAAGAGCCGACTCCCAGAAATGCCGACCTTCCTGAGAAACGCCTTGGAACGTGATTGGCACTAACCCGTAGAAGTAATCGTGGACCTGCTCTTTCCACGTTCGCGGCATCCCCCGCCAGTCTTTGCCGCGGATAGCTTCGAGGGCAGGCTTCATTGTCGCTGGATTCGCCCTGGCTTCAAAGAAGGCACCCCAGTCTTTCAGCAGGCTTTGAATGTCGCCCTGGATACTGCGCATATCAAACTCGTACTTTCCGACGCGGACTTGGAATGGCTCGTCGGGGTTCCATTCGACCTTAGTGTCGGGCATGGCTGCTTTGAGCACCTTCGAAACACTGTAGGCCGACACGATGAGCAAGCCAGCGCCCAGAGCAAGGGCTGTTAGTTGCTCTCGACCGTAAGGCCTTAATGCTTGGCCGACGAAACGGGCACGCGATTCCGTGAAGTCGGGCGAGAGCATCACGAGCCGCAAGCAATCCTGAAGTGTCTTGTTGCGGCCCATCATGATGTAATTCTGCTCACCGAAGGCAGCGTTTCCCTGGCTTCCCGTCAGCCGGTAAATCTGTGCGAGCGACATTGTCTTTCCGTACCGGTCTTTGTTCCTCTTTAGGGATTCGAGCGCCATCGACATCTTGAGTCGGGGAATGTAGTCCTTGAAGAGGTAGTCCTTGTAGGCGCGGAGGTATCGGCCGAAGCCGGGGATCATGTCCCAAATCCCACCCGCGACAAGCCCCTCTTCGAAATCCACGGCACCGTCGGGGTTTGCAACGAGTAGGCCCCCGTTCATGAGCCCCATCTGGTCAGGGTCAGCGGCCTTGATTTCGGGCAGCGTTAAGGGATTGACGCGGTGCATGACACCGTGCAAGGCGACCTGCGCCTGGTGGAATGTCGAAAACGGTCCAAGGAAGCTCTGCTTCAGAAAGGAACTGCCAGAGAGCGCCATCCTGCCGGCGCGGAGATACCATTCGGCGTCTGGTCGGCGGAAAGCTGATTGTGAGAGTACGTTCCGCAAGTGCTTGAAAATCGAAGGATGGACGATGATATCGCCCTGCAGGAAGATGGCGTTGCCCTTGGCGTCCTTCCCGGCCCAAATCCACTTGCGTAGAGCGGGGTGAGAGATTGACCGGTAAGGATGCCCCTCGGCGTCCATAGCTTCCTCGGGCCTGATATTCGGATTGATGAAGTGGCGACGCTGACCCGTCAGGGGGTTTCCCACAACCCGGCCAGAACCCGACACCGTCGCTAGGGGCTTGCCGTCCTTCGCATATGTCTCTAACAGATTGCGAACCAGGGCGCGTCCTTCAATGGCCTTAACGAGCGCCTTCACGTAGGTCGTGACGAGAAACCCAATGTCCTTGTTGAGCGCTGGATAGCCAGCCTGTTCGCCTTCGAAGTAGGTTTCGAATGCCCGCTTCTTCGCAAACTTGAAGTCAGTGCGCAGGATCCCACCCATGATTTCGGCGAGGACGCGGCTGGTGAACTTCGACCCGGGCTTGCGAATCTGCGGCAGGTAGTTCTCGATAAAACCTTCGAGTACTCCCGCCTCATGCGCGACTTCCCAGTAGGAATCGAACATATTGCGGATATTCGCCGCTTCGAGTTTTTCGGCGTCGGACAGGGTCAACGCCTCGGCGTAACCTTTCCGAGTCCTGCCCTTCGACAGGCTCGCCCAGCGACGCAGGGTTTCCTCATTGCCTTCGGCCTGTACCCAATTCGTTATCGCCTCTCGCCGCAATTTGTTGGGGAACTGCTTCATCATCTCCTTGACGTAGCGCTCAAGACCCAACGTGTTCCTCTGGAGGTTTCCCTGAAACCGGCCAAGGGCATCGACGAAGCTCCCCGACGGCGGGCTCGCCGAGTACATTTTCCACACATCAGCCACAGTCCCACCGATTTCCTTGAGGACGCGACTCGTTTCGCTGGTCCCCTGGACCTCGGGGGGGTCGGGCATCTCAACTTTCGGCTGCCGAACGCGACTGGCCACTTCCCTTTGCGCCCGCATCGCCGCTGTCAACTGCTCGACGGGAGTGCCTTCCATCTCGACCGACCCTGCAGTCTGCGCTCCTGGCCCCGGCGCGGGCAATTCATGGCGACCGGGGTACCGCAGTTCAGAATCAAGAGTCTCCGCGTGGAGCGCTTCCCATGTCTTGCGCACGGCGTTGTCGATGGTCCCCTTCGTCACCCCTGCCCGCTGCATGGCCATGCGGAAGGCTTCTTTGCGAATGTTGGCGCCTTTGGCGCGCGCCGCCGCTACGAGGACCATGTCGGCGCTACCGTGGCCCTGCTGGATTTGGGCTTCAAGGTTCTTGTATTCGTCGAGCGACTGGCGCACTTCGGGAGTCTGGTGCAGGCCTGCACTGGGGACTGGAGGAGGGGTCGTTGCGCCCGGTGCGGGCGCTGGGACGGCAGAGAATAGCTCTGTCTGTGGTGACCCCTCCGTACCTCGGAATAGCGGTGACTCGCGCTCCATCTGGCCGGCCGAGAAGTCAATCGACATTGGACCTTCGTTGACCTTCTCGGTCAACTTCCGGCCAACTTCCGCAGCGGCAGCCGCCTTTTGTTCCTGCACCGGCGCTTCGAACCCCAGAAGGACGGGCTCCTCGGCCTTCACCTTCGGCAGTTTCTTCTTGGCCAGCTTCTTGCCCACCGCGTCCCATATCTGCGGCAGGTACTCCCGAACGCCTTCGCCGAACCGCTCGGTCATCGCCGTTGACCATCGGCCAAACTCTCGGATTCCTCCCTCGACGTAGGAACCGCCAATGTAGAGCAAGTCGGTAATCATCGACGGGTCGATGCCACCCCGCAACTCGCCCATGTGGTCGGTCAAATTCTCTTCGTGCTTCTCTGCGCCTTCCTTCGTGAAGACCGTGTTCTTGTCGCGGAACCCCGGCTCTGTAGTCTTTACATCGTCGATGCGCGGGATGGCGAGGCCCTTGTTGTGGGCCGTCGTCGCATCGGGGATTTCGATGCGGTCATGAAGGTTGATGGAATTCGACTGCACCTTGACCATGAAGTCGTCAGGGTCGAAGTCCTCACCACCACCTTGCGAGTATGCAAGCGCCGCTTCGATGTTCTGAAACGACTTGACGAACTCGTCGGAGTGAACTCCCTTGATGAGCGCACGCAACGATGCGAGCCTTGGGATAACCTTGCCGTGAACCAACTGGAATTCGGCCCGGGAATCGCTCGACAGGAACACCGCAAACACGTCGGACTTCGTTCCGAAGCGCCAGAAGCGCCCGAGAGCTTGATCGAGCATCACGCCAGACCACGGGGGACCGAGGAAGATAGCGAGTCGCGGGCGCACGCCACTCTTGTCGTCCATATCGACGCCCATGCCGCCTGCGGCATATGTCGAGGCCAGCACGGGCTTCTCGCCCTTATTGAACGCTTCAAGTTCGCCCTGGCGCATCTCGGAATAGCTTCCTGAGAAGTTAGCGAAGTCTCCGCCGAAGGCGGTGCGCAGCGTCTCAATCACGTCTGGCAACGGAGGCAGGAGTTTGCTAATCTGCCCATGCGTCGCGGCGTCTGCTTCCTTGAGGAAGTTGTAGATTTCGTTGCTTCCACTTCGGGTTTCCGTGAAGATGCCGACGCTCCAACCCTTTGCTCTGCCCTTCTTCGCAATCTCGATGGCTTCTGGCAACCGGCTGCGTTCGAGGAACGCCTTCGAATAGACTACGCGGCCAGCTTTCGCCGCACGCGCCATCTGCGACCGACCGCGATTCGTAAAGTAGAGGACAGCGAGGTCGAACGCTTTCTTGATGTCTCCAACTTTGCCGCGCTGTTCTGGGGTCAACGGGACAACCCCGAAGGATGTCGTGTAACCGTCGAGGTTTGGCGTGAGATTCACGAACACGCCCGCATCCGTCATTTGCAGGCGCAACTTCGCGAACCGCTTCGGGTTCGCCGGGGCAACCCAATCGCCGTTTTCGTCTTGGAAGACACCGAATTGCGAGACCCAATGCTCAAACTCTGCTGGCTTCCAGAGCCCCAGATTGTCGGCATACCCCAGTTCGACGGGGGTGTGGAACGGCGTTGCCGACATATACAGTGTGCGATCAGCTTTCTGGCTGATGTTGCGGAGTAGCGCCCCGGTTTTCGAAACCCACCAGCGCCGGCCAGCACCGGACTCATCGGCAAGCAAGAAGTTCCACGGATGGTCCACCAACTCCGAACGGCCTATGGCAGCCGAGTAAGTCGAAATAAAGTGGCCCTCTGGCGGGATGCCCTTGGTGGTAGGTGGCAGTCTTTGGATGTCGAGCCCGAACTCCTTACCCACTGCTATAGCTTTGTCAATGAGTCCTTGATTTGTCGTCAGGTGGAGAACGGATTTCGGCTTGAGTTCGGCAACTATCGCCGTACCCATGTAGCCCTTGCCTGAACCTGTTGAGGCCGCCAGCACGAATCCAGGACGGTCAAGTGAAGGCCGCGTCAAAGCCGAAATCGCCATCTCCGCAAGTTCGCGCTGGCCGTAATAAATCAGCTTCTTCGCGTTCTCTTCAGAGAGCCTCACCTTCGGCGCTGGCGCTGTGCTCTGGATGTTCGCTTCGTCGATGGCAAGCGACCATTCGCTGGCTTCCCGCAGCGGTGGCCGTTCATCGATCGGAACGTGGATTGTGGCGGGCTTGACGTTGGCGAGCGCCTCATGTGTCGCAACACGGTGGGATACGAATGACCAGAGCCGGTCGAGTGATGGTTTTATCCACTCGCCCAGTTCCTCGATCATCTTCCCTGACCACGTGCCGAAGGTCCGCGCGCCAGCCTCAAAGTGGTATCCGGCGAGCCAAGCTACGTCGGCCAACATCTCGGGATCAATGCCAATTTTGGGTTGGTTTAGCTTCGCCAGTAAACGTGCCCGTCGCGTTGGCGCTTGCTCTTTGTTAAACAGCTTGTTTTTGTTGGCGTAGTTCGGCGGGTCTATTGGCTGTCCTTCTCCACCAGCTTCTCGTACCAATCCTCCAGCGCTTGGCGGTCCTCCGGGTGCTGGCGGTCCAGCCACTCCTTGCTCAGCGGGGACGACATTGCCAACTCCAAGTCGTCCAGGCTGTTCACCCGGCAGAGGGACATTAGCCGCTGCTCCTCCACGGTCGGGCGGCTTGGCGGGTTCGAATCCAGGTAAGCCCCCTTGTCCTTGCGCTCCCTCTGGTTTTGCTCTAGCGATTCCTGCACCGACGACAGGAGCCTGTCCTTCTCCGCCGGCGAGAGCTTTCTGAACCGCTGCGGCGATTCGGTCGTAGGTGTTTTCTCTAACGGCATCGGAATCCTCCCCGCGTTTCAAACGCGCTGCACCATCAACGATGGCATCTTCTACGTCGCCCGCCTTGTAGAGCAAGCGTCCAAAAGCTTCCTCGATGGCGCTGGCGGTTGCGGCGATTTTCTTGTTCTCATCGACGACGATCTTGTTTCCAGCCTTCGCGAGTGCTGCGGCCCGCGCCTCGTTCGACACGTACTTGAATAGCTTACGGTCGCTCGCCAGCCGCTTCTTTATCCACGCTTCCAGCCGCGCCGCTTCGACGGCATTGGATTCTGAAATCGTTTCCGTCCCGAAGAGGGTCTGCATCTCCGAAATCGTCTGCCCAGCACGACGAACCCTCCCCTCGGCGAGGGCGGCAATCTCTTCGGAACTCAAGCGCTTGTTCTGCTTTGCTTCCCGCTCGACAATTTGCGCCAAGCCGCGTTGCAGGGTATGGGACTCCAAGGCTGCGCCAATGGCGACGCCTGTGCGCTCGCTCATTTCGCCCTTGCGGACGCGCTCGAAGAGGTCGGGTGCGAGTCGAGCCAATGAAGCGCCGTCGCGGGCGAGACTCCCAGTCACAGACAAGCCCCTCTTCGCAAGATCATCGGCGGCGAGGCCAGTTTCGCGGAAGAAGACAGCGGCGTCGAACGGGGTAGCCCCGCCCTCGGCGATGTTCTTCATCGCACCCCAAATCATGGCGTCTTTCGACGTTTCAGCTTCGATAAAGTGGGTGTCGATACTGTCGATTTTCAGCTTCTCGGCACCCTCATAGCGGTGATGGCCGTTGACGACTTTGACTTTGTCCTTCGTGGGGTCAAACCAAACGTCGATGGCCCCCGCGAAGTTCGGTTCCCAAGTGTTTATGGTCCCTCGGGCGATGGCGCGGGACAGCCTGCCCTCTTCGGTGCGGAACTGCATTTCCGCCGACGCGAGGGTGATCGCCTTCAATGGCATGACGAGGGTGCCCTTCGGTACCTCTGCGCCTTGGCTCAACGATAGGATGAACGCTGTGGGGTCGGTGACAATACGATGACCCGTTGGGTCTGGCGAGATACCAGCGAGCGTCGGAACCTGCGGCGGGGGTTCGGACGGCTTCGGCGCTTCGTGCAGGCCTGCACTGGGACGCGGAGCCTCGACGACCGGGGACGGCCCCTGAGTCGAACGAACCCGCAACGGCCCTTCCGAAGGGTCGGCGGTCTTCGCCATTCCCTTGATTGAATCCCTGACGGTTTGGCTTCTCGCCACCAGTTGGCTGTCGGTTTCGTCAGGGAATATCCCTCGCAGGAACGCCATGAACCTGTCGTGAGCCTTGTTGGGCTTCTTCTGCCCAATCGTGAAGAGCGCCTTGTCGACATCGTTCTCGAAGTCCAATTCGAATACTTTATCGCGATAGCCGTAACGCGGCTTGCTTCCCACAAGGTCATGTGGAAGACGCCGTTCGCCGCTAGGCGCGGTGGCCGATGGGGGAGGCGCGGCGGTCGGTTTGGGGGCCTCGACGGGAGCCGCTTTCTCCCGGCTGGCGAGGATAGTCTTCCCTTCAGCCAACATCCTCTGTTCTCTCGCAGAGAGTTCGGGGCCTAACTTGGTCCTGCGCGTCAGGCCGGTAACATAAGCCTGAATCGACGGGGTGTCCATCACCTCCAAGTTTGGCCTTCCCGCCTTTCGCCGCTCGCCGCGGGGCACCGGCGCCACAACGCCCTTCTGGACGGTAATATTGCCCTTCTCATCGACCGTAAACCACTTGTCGCCAACTTTCCACGTCGAGATTCCCTCTTTGTCTTCAACAAGTTCCGCCTTTTCTAACAGATAGGTTGACCATTTCTGGCCCTTTACGGGCGATTCTACGGCGTTATCCAGGTGTGGACGGTCGTTCGGAACAACACGGTGACCCTCTAGGCCTTTGGTCATCGGTCGGGGGGTCTCGAAGGCGGGCTCTACAGCCCGAAGTTTTGTCGCTTTGACGAGAGTGTTGTAAAACTTGTTGCCAGCGGCTCCTTTCCGAGTGTGAACTTCCCCATTGACGACGATGTAGTGGTCTGTCCCAGACCGGTAATGGTCGATTCCAGCTTTAGAATCTACGTGTTGAACGGTTTCGGAAAGAAGGAATTTCGACCATCTTTCTCCCGTAGGGCTTCCAATGCTGTTTTCAAGATGCGGACGGTCAGAGGGCACCGTAAAACCCACAGGGGAAGGCTCCAAGGGGGTCAGAGATTGCGCTGTCGGGGCAGGTGGGGGTGTAGGGGCTTCTGCGGTGGGCGCGTGCGCTGCCGTGGCTGGTTTAGGGGCTTCTGGAGGTGTTTCCTTCGGTGCTTGCTCCTTTGTCGCCTCCATCCCTACCATCCCCGCTGCGTGGGCAAGCGCTGTAACCCCGAAATAGCCGCTCAGACCCGCACCGATGGCGATGTTCCTTGCGGACACTTCGTCGCCCCGTTGGAGGGCTTTCTTGAATTCTGGTAGCGACTTCCAAAGTCCGTAGAGTAACTGCGTTCCAAATCCAGCACTTACGAGTCGGGAAACGACGGACCCACCAATCTTCCCGAATATCTTGCCAGCAATCGTTCCGGCACCGCCACCTGCGGCGATCAGTTCGATGTTCGGTACTTCGGTCAACGAACCCATAAATTCAGCCGCATCACGAAGGCCTCCAGCCATTCGAGAAGCCGTCGTGGGCTTGTAGCCCATATTCGTGAACAGGGCTGCTGGCTGGATCAGGGGCGGGAAGGTCTCTTCGCTTGGCTCGCCGAGCGCTTTGCTCATCGCCGTGGGGTAATTTGGGCTACCACGTACCGTTTCCCACATCCTTTGCCAGAATCCGGGTTCCCGCGGCCCAATCATAGAGGGCTGGCTTGTGGCTGGCGTAGCCAGTAAGCGTTCCTTGGCGTAAGGCTTCGGCGCTTCTTGGTGCAGGGCTGCACTGGGCGTCGATGCGGCGGTCGGGACGACCGGCGCGTGCGCCGCGACGGGTTGCGCTGGCGCGGCTTGAGGCTTCGGCGGAGGCACGGCGGTAGGGGCCGCAGCGGTCGGTGCTGGCGCAGCCTTGGGCTTCCTCGCGCGCACCTTCTTGTCCAATGCCCTGACGAACGCCATTTGGTCGTTCGGCGACCACCGCTGGAAGGTCTTCGACGCCTTCCAAATTTGGCTGACTTTCGCTTGGTTGGGTTGAGAAATGTAGTCGGGAGATTCAGTCACCTTTTTGATGGAGGTGACATCTTCCGGCGACAGTGGTTTGAATCCGCCCATGAGTGGTCACTAGAACTGGTCGGCTTGGGCCTCGGCGGGACTCACGCCAGCCGTCGGCGGAGGCGCAGGCGTTGCGGCTGCCGGAGGGGTCGCTACGAGCCTCGGCGCTGCACCGTAGATTTCGTCATAGGCCGATGAATCTTTCTGTCGTAGTTCGATGATTTGCGAACGAGTAGCGGAGACTTCTTCCTTATTGGCCTTCTTCTCATCGTCAGAAAGCCTGTTCATATCACTAGCTGTAAGCGATTGGAGTTGTCCGATGCGGGTTTCAAGCCTTCCAATCAGTTGCGTGTCTCCCGCTGTTCTCGCTTGGAACTGCTGGTAGCGATGATCATGCGCCCCAGCCGTCGCAGCAGCCTTGCGCATGACTTCCTTGTGTTCTTTTTGCGAGACGCTGTCGGCCAGATTCCATTCCTCTGTAGTGTATTCGCTCAGAGGTTTGATGGGGAGCCCCGCGCGTTGAATCGACTCGGCAACTTTTCCGGTCGGGTACTTGACTGGTCCCGTAAGCGCTTTTCCCGCTTCCAACTTTATGCCCTGCGCGATGTCGATGATCGCTTGTTGGTATTCCGCTCGCTTCTGTGGGTCCTTGGTATTTGCCAGTCCCATAGAAAGTGCGGAAATCGCTTCCTTCTCTCCTGGCCTTTCTTTTGGAAAGGCTTGATTCATCGCCAAGGTAATTGTTTGTGCCGCTTCTCCGGGAGAGATTGCGCCAGTCTTCATTTTCTGAATCGTGTCGATGTAGGTTTGCTGAGATGTCTTGATAACATCACGCTGCTTGGCGTCGTCCTCTAAGGTTCCCTTCTCGACGGACGCCTTAAGTTCATTTATGTCTCTGACGGTCGCCGTTGCTTTGGCCCTCGACGCTTCCATTGCGCCGTAGGGGTTCGGCGAAGCCTCTGGAGGTCTAGCTGCCGCTGGAGCGCCTTGAGCCTTTGGCACAGGCGCCGGTTGCGGACCACCCGCATCAGCCTTTTTCCCTCCCGAAATGCGATTCTTGAGGGCACCCCAAATGGTCTTGTCGGGTTGGTAAAGCTTCTCGGCCTCTTTGAGCATGTCGGCGTAGGCTTTGTCGGCATTCGCCGCAGCCTGCACCGCCTCGGGAGACGTGTCACCAGCTTCAATCCGTGCGCGCGCTTCGGCGCGTTGAGCCTCGATGATTTTGACACGTTCGCCGAATTTCATTTCCGTGTTGTCCCGCTTTTGGTGGAAGCCCTGCTTGAGTCCAGAGAGAAGCGAAGTGAGGTAATTCATCCCGGCGACGGGTCCGCTCACCGGACCTCTGCCACCGTATGCTCTCGGATCGTATCCGCCCATGACAACCTCCCAATGCAGTCCTGCACTAACGACGAGAACCCCGCCCTCGCTTGCGAGTTTTGCGCTTTCCCGCTGGAACGACCCTCTCGCCGGCGTGAAGCTTATAAATTCCAGTTCTGTGAACCTCCCCACCACGGTTGAAACTTGGCGTGTCAGGGTAGTCGGAAGGACCCTTCAACCTTAGCGCATTACCCTTTTTCTTCTTGCGCTCATCCACGTAGGTTTTGATTCCACCAATCGCTGCTTGCGATGCGGCAAGCCCTCCACTTGCAGCCGTCCGCCCGCCATACGCACCTGGATTGTAAAGTCCCGGTCCTGATCCCATGGCACCCCTCCTACAATCCCGCTGCCAGAGACGCCAGCATTCCGATATCGTTAGCAATCGACGCTTGGTTCGCCGCTGCCATGTTGTTCTTTATATCCAGGGCTCCGCCCTGAATGCTTCCGCCAACGCTGAAGCCGGATTGCGCCGTTGAGAGACTCTGTAACGCCAACTGTTCTTCCGTGAGCCCCAATTGCCCCTTCGCCGTTTCAGCTTGGTTCCACGCTTGATCGAGCAACGTCCCGATGTCAGAGGCTTGCTGAATGTACGACTGCCCTGAGAGGTAGTCCTGCGCCCCGCCGCGGGGAAGAGTCGAAATCGCCGCCCTCGCCGCAGTCTGCTGCTTTTCTTCGGTCTGAATGTTGGTTGCCTGTGCCGCCATGCGCGTCGAGGGGTCTGTACTCGTCATCTTGTCGAGGTACTTCTGGTAGTCAGTGAGTTCTTTCCCGCCCGCTGCGGAGAGTTCTTGTCCCAGCACATCGGCCTGCCGGCCGGTATTGATGGCCTCAACGCCTGTCGAAGCGAGCGTCATGTAGCCGAAAGTCCCGCCCGCCGCTGGCCCGCCAGAGGCCGTCGTGGGGTATCCCGCCAGCGTCCCATATGGCGACGGGGCTTGCTCTGACTGAGGGACTTGGGCGTTGGCTGGGTTCAAATTATAGTCGTAGCCGCTCGGTACCGGGGCAGGTGATGCTGCCATGACATCCTCCACGATGAACTGTATCAAAATAAACCGTCAAATACCACTACGTTAAGGCTTCCGCTTCGTCAACGTCACATGCAATCGCTGGACGGCGTTGAAGTCGGTCTTCACTTGAAGCGCCTGAACCTCTTGCGCCTTGACGGCCACGTCGGGCGAAAGCGAGTATCCGTAGACGAAGTCGTAGTCAGCCTTCATCGGCGTATCGACCTTGTTCGCTGTGCGCCACTCCTTGTTGAAATACATGAAACTCGCTTCCGAGAGTGGCGGCCACTCGACGCGGAAGTCCGCACTCGCGCCCATCGCCGTGTAGTAGATCATGATGATTTCGGCCTTCGCGCCGTCGCGCAGCACGCGGTAGAGTTCGTCCATGAAGTGGGGCCGTTCCTTCCCCGGCACAAACGGCATCACGTCGGTGATTTTCATTTCTGCGACGGAGGCATCTTTCCACGGCCAAGGATACTTCATGAGCTTGGAGCGATCATCGTAGCCTAAGTCAAGAGTCAGTGGTTTCTCGGTTTTCTTTTTTTTCATAGATTGCCTTTCTCCGTAGTCAGTACATCGTCTGAGAAGCCTGATCCCAGTGTCCAACCCGAACCCGACCATCAACAGCAAACCTAAATCCTGCCTTTGATGCTTTTGCACAAAAATAGAGGTCCTGCGTACCAACTCCCTCGGTGACAGACTGAACAGTTCTGAACCATGGCTTCTCTATCTTGCGAAACATTTTCAGGTCGAATAAAGCAAACCCTTGCCCGATTCCGTTGTACTCCTTCACACAGTCGAGCGGAGGAGGTTGCGGAAAATAGTTGCGAGGCATGACGGAAGGGTCACCATAACACATTGGCTGCGATGTCCCGATTCCCTTAGTCCAGTAAAGTCCGCTCACCGCATCGAATTTGTCCATGCTTTCATACAGCTTCAAAAGCCCTTCGGCTGGCGGACAATTATCTTCTTCGATCGTAAGCAGATACTTAAACTTTGCGATTTGAGGGTTTTCGAAAATCATCTCTACGGCACGGTTGTAGCCCTCTCCAACTTCCATTCCCTCAATGAAAATTGGCCCTACGAACGGCTGATTCATAGGTCGGATGAGAGAGAACCAGTAGGAAACAACCTTGGCAGGGATCACTCCGCGCGTTACCGTCATCCACACCGTCGAAAGGTCACGATATCCGCCTCCCTTAACAACTCTCTCGTGTGCGGCCAAAAGGTTGGCGTTGTGCATTCCTGCGAAGACGCTTTCGAGTTCTTTCTTCCTCATTCTATGCTCCACACAGCGCAAACCACGGCTGGGCGATCGCCACCGGCCCGGTGATGGTCAGCGCTGCGTTGGTCAGCGCAATGCTCGCCGGCGCGGCGCCCGTGGACATCACTCCCGCGCTGAAGGCGAATGGCTGGCCGGTCAGTGTCGAGCCACTCTGCGTGCCAATGAACCCGAAGGTCGGCGTCGTGCTTGTTCCGAAAGTCGATGACCCGAGCGCCGCCAGCCCAACAGCCGTAACCGCTCCCAGCGATCCGGTGGCAAATGTCCCTGCTAGGGTAACACCAGCGGTGCCAGAATTCGACAAGACATTTGCGGAGGCCGAGGCGGTAAAGTGCGACCCTGCGACGAGGCCCCCGGTGCTCAGGAAACTCACGCCCGCCGTACCCACGTTGCTGAGCACGTTCGCGGATCCCGAGGTGGTAAAGAACGAACCAACTAGGAGCCCTCCAGTGCTCAGGAAGGAAGAGGCCCCCGTTCCAGAATTGCTCAACACGCTGGCGATGCCGCTCGTCGTGAAGTGAGAGCCCCCAACCAGTCCGCCGGTACTCAGAACCGGCCAAGCCAGCGTACCGGCATTGCTCAAAACGTTGGCTGAACCAGAAGTCGTGAAGAAAGACCCTGCCGTCAGTCCAGCGCCAGTCAGGAAGGTACCAGCCGCAGTGCCCAGGTTACTGAGGACATTCGCCGAACCGGAGGTTGTGAAGTGGGAACCCCCAACCAGTCCGCCAGTACTCAGAACCGGCCAAGCCAGCGTACCGGCATTGCTCAAAACGTTGGCTGAACCAGAAGTCGTGAAATGGGAGCCACCCACCAACCCTCCAGTACTAAGCAGAGGCCATGCCAAGGTTCCAGCATTTGATATGGCGTTCACGACACCCGAGGCTGAATAATAAGAACCAGCGATGGAGGTCAGGGTAACTGTGGCGGCCTTGCTGAATCCAGCAATCGACACACCCGAAGCGCTTGCCGCCATCGTAATTGCCATCGCCGCAGCCGAGGCGCTTACCCAACTATAGGTTACAGGGAAGGCCGATAGGCCAGCAGTCTGCATGGCACTCGCCACGGTGGGGGAGGCGGTAAAGATCGTGGCTACCGTCGAGGTGCTCGCAGAGTGGGCCGAGGCAGCCGCAAGCGCTACGCTGGTGCCCGTAGCAGTGAGGAAAACGGCCGCGCTGACGGGAGTTGCCGTGAATAAAGTAGCGACGGTTGACGTGCTCGCCGAATAGGCTGAGGCCCCCGCGAGTGCTACGCTGGTGCCGGTAGCCGTGAGGAACACTCCCGCCGAAGTGGGTGCGGCAGTGAAGATCGTCGCTGCGGAAGTTCCAGTCGATGAGTAGGCTGTGGCCGCTGCTAGTGCCACACTTGTGCCAGTGGCGGTGAGGAACACCCCCGCACTCGTTGGAGAAGCGGTGAACAACGTCGCAACGGTTGAGGTGCTTGCCGAATAAGCCGATGCCGCCGCGAGGGCCACGCTGGTCCCGGTGATCGTGAGGAAGACGGCTGCTGAGGTCGGCGCAGCACTAAAGGCGGTAATCGCAACCGAGCTAGAACTAGAGAATCCAGAGATGGCGACCAAGGCCGCGCTGGTTCCAGTCGCAGTCAAAAACACTCCCGCACTCGTTGGTGCCGCACTGAAAGCGGTTAGCGCTCCCGAAGTCGATGCACTAAAGGCAGAAGCCGCTGCGAGGGCTACGCTGGTGCCGTTGGCCGTGAGGAATACCGCCGCACTGGTTGGTGCTGCGGTGAACGCCGTCAAACCGACCGTCGCCGTCGTGAAACTTGCCGCCGCAGCAAGCGATGCGGAGGTGATTCCCGTGGCGGCCGCCCCCATTGACGAGCCTATGGCATTCGGGCCGAATAGCGATACCGTCCAACTCGTGCTCTGGCCCGCGAAGGCGATGATGTGGCCGACAACGTATTCGCCGGCCGCAAGCGTTGAACTGGCAAACGTGAACGGTTTCACGTTCTGTCCAGACCACCCAACCTGCAACTGGCTGATCGAACTCCCAGCATTGGTCGCCGACCCGCTGGTCCACGAACTCGATCCCGAAGCGCTCAGGACGGAAGCCAGCGACGTGCTATTCCCAAACGAATACATCACGAAAGTCTGGCTGAGGGTGCCCTGCCCCGATGCGGTAGCGTTGGGGAAGGCTAAGCCTATTGCCACGTCCACTTCCGAAAGACTCATTGAACCAGGCACATAAATGCGCTGCAAGAACAGGGAGCTATTAAACGGCTGGACTGCCGCAGTCGCTCCGGTTGTCGTCACGCTGCCAGCGAGAATCACTCCCACTTGTTGCAAGAGTGCGTTTTGGGTAAAACTGATCTTCCCGGCTGCGCCCGAACCGCCCGACGCGCCAATAATGGAAATGGTTTTTCCCGACTGCGAGAGGGTGATGTTGCTTCCGCCAGCGAGTATCAGTGTTCCGGCAGAAACGAGCGAGGTTGCCCCGGAGGTGTTGCTTGCTATCGAGATTCCGAGGGTTAGGTAGGCCACTTCACGTTCTTCAGTTCAGAATATCCAAAATTGAGATCCGTCCCATTTTACGTCGATGGCTTGGTACTGGACGTTGAGCACAAAGCTCGCCGCTCCGTCGATGTTCACTCCCCCCGCCGAAACGGTCACAACTCCCACACCGATATTCTTCACTTGGAATTGCTGCCCAGCTTCGATTGCGGCAATCGGCAAAATCACGTTCAAAGTTCCGCTGGCAAGAATGGTGCAGTCTGAAGGTTTGACGGCGTAGTTGGCCGTTACGAGGGTAATGCTGAACACGGCTGGCGCTCCCGTTAAACCCTCAAGGTTCAACGGCGCTGGCCCATCAGCCTCAAGCATGGCTCGAATCTCGTCAGGAGAGAAATTGGCAAGCAAGTATTCGATGGTGACAAACTCATTTGCTTCGGGGTTGGCGCTGTTCGAACCCTTCGCCGTCGAAAGGCCGACGAAAGAACCTGGCGATGGGTCGAGAATCGTTAGCGGCCCCTGAATCGTCGCTCCCCCAGGTGCCAAGCCAGCAGCCTTGTAGAGAAGGTTGTACATCCTGAACAGGACCATCCGCAGGCTCGCGGCTTCGACGACTCTGTGGCGAGAGCCGTTTACTGGAATCTCAACCTCTGCGGGCATGGCATAGTCTTGTTGCGTCAGAGCCATTGTCACTCCACGTTTTCGACGAGTGGTACGTTGCGGTATTGGCCGTCGGCCCACCCGCCGACGTGCAGCACGCTATCCTCAGCATACACCTGAAACGGCTGCGTGCTGTCGAGCCTTCTCCGCAGCAGCTTGAACTTATTCGTCCCAAATTGCAGAAGCGTCTTTTTCTTCTGCCCAGCCGTCGAGGGGATGACTGTCGTCGCGCCAATCGCCGTGCCGTCGCCCATCAGAATCAGGCTCACGTCGGCATTGGACCGCACCGTGATGTACCCGTCATAGACGTGCTTCCAGCCGTCGATTCCCAAGGAATCCTCGGGCGTCTCGATATGGACCATCGCCAGCCGATCGATGCGGTAGTCCAACTCGAACCCGTAAAGCACGGGCACGGCGACCGTCGTGAAGCTGACATCCACCATCGCGTTGAGCGCGTAGTAGTCATTGAGCCCGAACGGCAACGGCTGGCGGCCACTTCCCGACGAAACGAATGGCCCGCACTGCAGGCCTGCACTAACCGTCTGGTCGTTGTACAGCAGGCTCGCCGAAATGCTTGCGCCTTGGGGGTCCGCGTCGAGGATGAAATGCACGTACTCCTTCGCGCGCAGCGCCAACCCCTGGTCGTATGACCCGCTGCGCACTTGGCAGGCAATCGGCTGGCTG